TATGGATTGATAGTGACATTGTGTTTAACACTGAGAAGTTTTATCAGTTAATATTGATTGACAAGGACATTGCTGCAGGGTGGTACATGACCGAAGATGGTAGAACCACAAGTGTTGCGCACTGGTTAGAAGAAGATGATTTCCGAAATAATGGTGGAGTCATGAATCATGAGACTGGTGAGAGTATTTCAAAACGTCGTAAACCATTTACTGTAGATTATACAGGATTTGGATGGCTTTTGATTAAGCACGGAGTCTTTGAACACGAGGATATGAAATATCCATGGTTTGCTCCTAAGATGCAAGTCTTTGAGTCTGGAGAGGTTCAGGACATGTGTGGAGAGGATGTAAGTTTCTGTCTGGATGCAAAGGAAGCAGGATTTGAGATTTGGTGTGATCCTCGCATTCGCGTTGGACACGAAAAGACTCGGGTGATCTGATGACACTGACAGAGTATACAATTCTCCATAAGGGAAAAGTTCTTTATAAGGGATTGACAGAAGAAGAATACTTTGATATGATGGAGAATCTTTCGATAGAGTATTATCAGAAAGGTTGTCCAAGACCACAAGATCTAGAAACAAAAATCATTAAAGGAGTTTAAGTTATTATGGCAGTACGTGCAAAGATTGGTTTAGTCAAAGACGGTTTTATGCCTGGGAAACCCAAAAAGACTCGTCAAGGAAGTGGAAAGCACACGAAGTATGCAGCTACTTCTCGTAATGGGAAGCGTAAGATGTATCGTGGTCAAGGGCGATAATACATACTTTTAGTTTTAAAAGTATTGTATGGCATGTTTAATCTCCAATCTTCCGTCACAAGAAGTATGGATACGTAAAGAATATCTAACAGATCATCAAAGTGGGCATGGTGAGTTCGTCAAAGGCGTCTGGGTTTCGATTAAGTCGATTCCCGGACGTGCTTTTTATTTTGAGACATATTTACCAGAATATGCGGCAATGTACGATAAACTGCCCATCAGTGCCTTCGTATCGGTTCCAGAAACTCCTTCTCCTGATATGAACCTACCAAATCTACAGTTCTGGAACTGTATGGATTATGGAGTCGTCTCGATAGATAAAAAATTCATTGGTTCAATGGATTTTGAGTGTTATACAAGAGATCATGGTATTATAAAAGGCACCTATGTATGCACAATTGACAATTATCATCACGATCCAGATTATGTTGATTGGGCAACGAGTGAAAATCCTGCAGAACACAAGTCACACAATCTTATTGAACTTGAAAATGGACAATATGCTCTATATCCAAACAATCGATTGCGCATTTATGACAATAGTCTGACACCAGTTGAACCAAAAATGCCTGACTTTAAGGTTTCGACACAATATTATCAAGTTGAAAATGGAAATGATCGACTTGGAATGGGTCGTGAAGATGAATATTTCTGGAAAACGGCAAAAGAACGTGAAAATTTGCCTGAAGAAGATAAAAATAAATAAAAAAAGGGATAGAAACCCCTCAAAAAGTTCTGATTTTACCAATCAGGAGCAAAATGGGAAATTCACCAGTCGATAGAAACAAGGAAATTATGAGAGAAGTGTGGGGAACAACAAGTCTAACATCAGATTATTGGTCATTACCACATAAAACTAATGATGATCCAGAAGAGAGAGTGATTCAAGAGATTATGCACGATGATTTGAAGTCTGGGATGAAGAATCTTCAGGAATAAGATATAAATAAATCAAGAAAACTCTTTACCAATGGCAGTTCAAAGGATATCTAGATCATTTAAGGATATTAGCTTGTCTTTTGTGCCTCATCCTGTGACAAAAGACTTACCTATCCTAAAAAATGAGAATGCGATTCGTCGTGCGGTAAGAAATATTGTAGAAACTATCCCAACAGAGAGATTTTTTAACTCTTTGTTGGGTTCTGATGTAAGAAGAAGTTTATTTGAATTTGTAGATTTTGGTACTGCATCTATTATTCAGGATCAAATCTTAATCGCAATTGAAAATTTTGAAGAAAGAGTTGATAATGTAGTTGTTGAAGTAGATCCTCAACCAGATACTAATACATTTAATGTAACTGTAATCTTTGATATTGTAGGTCAAGAGTTTCCAACACAAGAATATTCATTCCTCCTAGAGGCAACGAGATAAAATGCCTTTTACAAAGTATACAAATCTAGATTTTGATCAGATAAAAACTTCTATCAAAGATTATCTCCGTGCCAACTCTACGTTTACGGATTTTGACTTTGAAGGATCTAACTTTTCAGTATTAATAGACACTTTAGCATATAATACTTATATCACAGCATTTAACTCTAACATGGTTGTAAATGAATCCTTTTTGGATTCGGCAACTCTTAGAGAAAATGTTGTATCTTTAGCAAGAAATATCGGATATACACCCCGTTCTAGAACGGCATCAAAGGCACAGATATCATTTAATGTAACAGCACCCTTAAATACACAAACATTGACCTTAAAGACAGGTATAGTGTGTGTTGGAAGTGTAAATGACACATCATATACATTTGCAGTGCCAGAAAATATTACCGCAAATGTAGTTTCTGGCATTGCATCATTTAATAACATTACAATTTATCAGGGATCATTCTTAACAAAACAATTTGAATATGATGGATCTCTGGATCAGAGATTTATATTAAACAATTCCTTTATTGACACATCAACTTTGAATGTTTATATCAAAAAAGAATCTGATAGTGGAAGAGGAGTTGAATATAATTTATCAAGTAACATTTTTGATATAAATTCAGGTTCTAGAGTTTATTTTATTCAAGAAGTTCAAGATGAAAAATATGAACTTATTTTTGGAGATGGTCTTATTGGAAAGAAATTGGGAACGGGTGTTGATTCTGATGGCAATATTATTACAGCAAATTACATTGTTACTGATGGAAAAGATGGAAATGGTGCCGCATCATTTTCATTCTCTGGTACTTTAGAAGATGATAATGGACAAATCATAAATCCAGGAACAATAATAGTTACGACTAACCAAACATCACAAAATGGATCTGATATTGAATCTCTAAATTCAATCAAATACTATGCTCCAAGAATTTATTCTTCACAATACAGAGCAGTTACATCAAGTGACTATGAGGCAATTATTAAAACAATCTATCCTGACACTGAGTCTGTATCCGTAGTTGGTGGGGAAGAATTAGATCCACCAGAATTTGGAACTGTACAAATAAGCATAAAACCGAAGAATGGATCTTTTGTTTCTGATTTTAATAAATCTCAAATTTTATCCAATCTTAAAAAATATTCAGTCTCTGGAATTAATCAGAAAATAGTAGATTTGAAGATTCTATATGTGGAATTAGATAGTGCGGTTTATTATAACAATTCCCAAGTATCAAGTCCCGACTCATTAAGAACAGATGTTATAGATTCTTTAACTTCTTATTCAAAATCTTTGGATTTAAACAAGTTTGGTGGGAGAATCAAATACAGTAAAGTGCAACAAGTAATTGACAATACAAACACTGCAATCACATCAAATATCACAAAAGTTATAATTCGTAGAGATTTAAAACCAGTTTTAAACAAATTCGCACAATATGAATTGTGTTTTGGTAATCAATTTCACATAAAACCACAAGGTCTCAACATTAAGTCCAGTGGTTTTAAAATATCAGGAGAATCCTCTACAGTATATCTTAGGGATACTCCAGATGTCAATTTAGGACAAACAAGTATAACTAGTGCCTCTCAAGCTGGTAATGTTTTTCTGAATAGACCAGCATCAATATCTACAAAAACTGGTGTTCTTTCATTATTTAAAATTGATGATAATGGTAACGTTGTGACTGCTGCCAAAAATGTAGGCACTGTTAATTATGAAAAGGGAGAAATTATTTTAAATACAATAAACATTACAGAAACATCTTTAAGTAGTGGGGTCATTGAGATTCAAGCATTCCCAGAATCAAATGATATAGTCGGATTAAGAGACCTTTATTTGACTTTGGATATCAACAATAGTACCATAAATATGTTAAGGGATGTGATTGCTTCTGGTGATGAAATATCTGGAACAAGATTTATTAACGATTTTTATACTTCAAGTTATTCAAACGGAAATTTAATAAGAAAGTAATATGATACAGACAGGTTTTGATAGTAGAGTAAAGATTCAGCAAATCGTAGAAAATCAACTTCCAAGTTTTATATTGGAAGAGAGTCCAAATGCGTCTGAATTTTTAAAACAATATTACATCTCACAAGAATATCAAGGTGGACCTGTAGATATCAGTGATAACTTAGATCAGTATTTAAATTTAGATAATCTAACCCCAGAAGTTATAGTCGATTCTACTATATTATCGAATGATATAACTTCTAGTGAAACTACGATTCAAGTTTCAAGTACTAAAGGATTTCCAAATCAGTATGGATTACTTAAAATTGATGATGAAATTATAACTTATACAGGAATAACTGCAACTAGTTTTACTGGATGTATTCGTGGATTTAGTGGAATAACAAACTATCATGATAGTTTGACTAATGAATTATTATTTTCATCAACAGATTCACAATCTCATAGTGCCAATTCATCTATTCAAAATTTAAGTTCCCTCTTCTTAAAAGAATTTTATAAGAAATTAAAGTATACGTTTACTCCCGGACTAGAAGAAGTCACTTTTGTAGAAGAACTTAATGTAGGAAATTTCATAAAAAATGCAAAGAATTTTTATGAATCAAAAGGGACTGATGAATCTATAAAAATATTATTTAAAGTTATTTTTGGGGAAAATCCAGACATAATTAATTTAGAAAATTTCCTGATAAAATCATCAGCAGCAAATTACATTCGAAGAGAAATTGTAATTGCAGAGGCAATCTCTGGTAATCCTATAGAAATTATCGGACAAACATTAATCAAAACATCGGATTCGAATACAAATGCATCTATTTCTTATGTTGAACCATTCACTGTAAAGGGAAAACAATTTTACAAAATTGAATTGTTCATTGGATATGATGAACTATCTACAGTATTTGGGAATTTTATTATTACACCAAATACAAAATCTTTAGAAACAGTTTCTATTGGATCATCTGTAGTTTCTGTCGATTCAACAATTGGTTTTTCTGATTCGGGATCTTTTATATCTGATACAAATTCAATTTCATATACTAGTAAAAGTGTAAATCAATTCTTTGGATGTAGTGGGATTGATAGTGCTATCAATAAAGGAGATAATGTTAGGTCCAATAATGATACCTACTTTTCATATGAAAATGGAGATATTACAAAAAAAGTAGAGTTAATAATATTTGGAGTTATAAACAACATAGTACAAAAAAGTGAAGTTGTTTCTGTAGATGAAGGAGATATAGTTTATGTCAAAAATATTGGTGATAATGTAAGAAATAATGGTAAAAATTATAAAGAAATATTTTCAAATTCTTGGATATACAATACAAGTACAAGATATCAAGTTTCAGGTATTACTAACCCATTTATATTATTTTCAAAAATTGATAAATCAAGTTTAAAAGTTGGTGACTTAGTAGAGTTTATTGATAGATCTACTGATAACACAGTCGAATCTTCTACTTTTACATATATTGCTAATGTTGATAGCATTAGTAATACTATTGATTTAGGAGGAATTCCTTCTTTAGATTCGAACAAAAACTATGATATAAGACGAATTCTGAATAAGTCATCAGCTTCTTCAGAAAATATAGAATTTGGGAACAGTGTTATTCTTTCAGATGTTTTAAATTTATATACAGATGAATCTGAATATGCTTATGTTGCCACTAATTCATTACCTTCTGAAAAGATAGATGGTATTTCTATAAGTAATCATAGGCTTGATATTGATTCTTCAACTAAAAAAGTAACTATTTCAAGTATCGCAAACATTGGAGGTCTTTCTGAAGGATTATATTCATTATTTTTAAATGATGTAAATGTGCCTTTTGTGACTGGAGACAGAGTTGTTTATAATTCTTCCGGAGATTCTCTAATTGGTTTAGACAATGGGGAAAGTTATTATGTTGAAGTTCAATCAGATCCAAAAACATTTAAATTGTTTGCATCTCCATCATTTTTTGGAACATCAAATTATCTAACTTTCTTTATTCCAACTTCTGGATTTGGGTCTTATACATTTGTATTATATTCACAGAGAAGTTCAGAAATATCGTCCCAAAAACTTTTAAGAAAATTTCCTCTACAAAAAAATATTGAAAGAGGGACTGGTGAAAAAACAATTCCAGGATCAACTGGAATGTTGATAAATGGTGTAGAAATTAATAATTACAAATCATTAGATAACATTTATTATGGACCATTATCATCCATTGATGTATTAAATCAAGGATCTGGATATGATGTTATTAACCCACCAGTTTTAGAAGTTTCTTCTAGTCAGGGAACACTTGCAAAAATCGAACCTGTTATTTCTGGAGGAATTGAAAAAGTTTATGTAGATGAACAAGATTATGATATTAATAAAATCGTCTCAATCAATATTGAAGGTGGAAATGGTTCTGGAGCAGTAATTGAACCTGTATTAGCAAAAAGAATTAGAGATGTATTTTTTGATTCTAGAGAATTTACTAACGGTGGTGGAGTTAGTACATCTACAAATCAAATTACATTTTTAACTGATCATAACTTTATTAATGGCGAAGAAGTCATTTATAATTCTTTAGGAAAAGATAGCATTTCAATTGGTGCATTTGGAAGTAATAATTTAGAAAACAATGCATCATATTTTGTCCAAGTTGATAATAATAAAACAATAAAATTATATAATTCTATTGATGACCAGATTACACAGTCAAATCCTGTAGGATTTTATTCAGGATCTAATGGAAATCATAAATTCTCCACTGCAAAATCCAAAAATAAAATTTCTTATATTAAAGTTTTAGATCAAGGATCTGGTTATCAGTATAGAAAATTGCCCGTTAGTATATCGGGAATATCTACGATTAATAATTTGATTAATTTCAAAAATCATGGATTTAATACAGAAGAACTTGTAAAGTATGAGTCTTCATCAGTAATATCTGGACTTTCGACATCAAATCAATATTATGTATTAAAGATTGATGATGACAACTTTAGATTATGCGATGCTGGAATTGGTGGAACAAACACTTCAAATTTTGAAAGGAAAAATTATGTAAAATTTTTAAGTACTGGATCTGGATATCAATATTTTAGTTATCCCGATATATCTGTTTCTATTGATTACATTCCTGTAGTTGGTTTTGGCACAACTTCTCAAGTAAATGAGAGAATTGTCACTACACCTTCTATAAGAGGAAATATTGTAGATGCATATTTGTATGAAGCAGGAACTGGTTATGGTTCAACTATTTTAAATTTTGAGAAAAAACCAACAATTTCAATAAAAACTGGAAAGTTGGCAGAAGTAAATCCAGTTATTATTAATGGACAAATAGAAAGTGTAATTGTAAACTATGTTGGTTCCGAATATTATTCGGTTCCAGATTTAGTTATAACTGATCCTACAGGATCTGGATTGGGAGCAGAACTAAGATCTGTTGTATCCAATGGTCAAATAATAGAAGTTAAGGTTATTAATAAGGGTATTGGATACTCTCAAAATACAACAATTAAAATTATTCCTGCAGGAAACAATGCAATATTGGATGCTAGGGTAAGAAAATTAACTTTAAATGATAATGAAACTAGATTTACTTCTGGAGAAGTTTTATTAGAAGGAAAGAATAAAACACAATTTAAGATTTCAAAGTATTTTGAGAATCTTAGAACTTCTTTTGGTGAAGATGGTTCAATTTCTGGAATTATTGGGTGGTCTTTCGATGGAAATCCTATTTACGGACCATATGGGCATTCTGATGCTGAAAATTTACAATCTCCTATAAAGTCTTTAGAATCTGGATATGACCTTGATGTTTCCAATGTTATTGATAGACCTTTAGGATTTGCAAACGGATTTTTTGTTGAAGATTATGTTTTCAAAAATTCTGGAGATCTTGATGAATATAATGGAAGATTTGAGAAAACTGCAGAATTTCCAGAGGGAACTTATGTGTATCATGCAACACTGGATAGTTTAAATAATCCAGAATTTCCATATTTTATTGGAAATGAATATCATTCAAAATTACCAACCAATAATGATTTAGATCAATCTTTTGATTTTAATAATTCTAATCTGCTAAGAAATACTTTCCCATATAAAGTTTCCAATCAATATGCTGATTATGATTTTGTAAATGAAACAAATGATGTTTTAGATCAAGAAATTGAAATTTTATCCGTAAAGTCTGGTTCCGTAGATTCTATTGAAATTGTAAACTCCGGAAATAATTTTAAAGTTGGAGATTCCTTAAACTTTACGACAGAAAGTTCAGAATCTGGTGGTCTAGATGTAAATGTCTCCTCGATAAAAGGAAAAGACATTACTAACTTGGAAGTAGAATCTTTAACATATTTGAATAGTATTTTTACTTGGAATAATGCGACAACCACAAAAGTAACAATACTACCAAATCATAATTTAAAAAATTTGGATTACGTAACAATTTCAGGATTTTCAACTAATTTATCATCATTAAATGGAACTCATCAAATTATAATTCCTTCATATTCAACCGGCAGATGTTTGTCCACAACATCTGCATCTGGTGTATCAACAGAAATTTATGTTTCACCAATTCCAGATTCAATATCTATTGGAAGTAGTGTTCAAATTGGATCTGAGATCTTAAAAATTCTTGCAATAACTAGAAATGAAAATATATTGAGAGTTAATTCTGTTGGAGTTCATACAGTAGGAACTGCGGTAACATTCTTACCAGATTCATTTACTGTAACCAATAATAATATTGAAAAATTTGATTCTATAGTTGATGATAAAGTTTTCTTCAATCCTAAAGAATCTGTTGGTGTTGGTACTATAAGTGGGATATCAAGTTCCGTGACATTTGATTATGGAGATGTTTCCATAACAAGAGACATTCCAACAAAATCATTTTACTTAGAAAATCACCCATTTATAACCAATCAAAAAGTCACTTTTATCGCAAACGGATCATCGATAGCAATTTCAACTGATGGTGGAGTAACAACAAATATATCTTCAACAGACCTTTATGTTGTAAAGAGATCTCCAAGTTTAATAGGACTAAAAACATCCATCAATTCACCAGAATTGTTCTTCCATACTAATGGGTCTGATAATGATGAGTATTTACTGGAATCTAATTTTACACAAATATTTGGAGATGTTGAAAAAAATGAGGTAACAGTTTCTGTCTCTACTTCACACGAACTTCAAAATGGTGATACTATAACTTTAGATATTCAACCCAATCTTTCAGTTGGTATCGGAACTTCTACAAAAGTTCGTGTTGTTTACAAACCACAAATTGATAATATTGTTATCAATCCAATTGGGTTTAATTCTACAGGAATTAATACAATAACAAATGAAATTTCAATCATTAATCATCAGTTAAAAACTGGAGATAAAGTTCTTTATGAAGATGGTGATTCTGAAGAATATTTTGTATATAAAATTGATAAAGATACAATAAATCTTTGCACTACTTATTCAGATTCTCAAAATAATCCCCCAACTATAGTAAGTTTTGCTTCATCTGGATCATCCAATCAAACTTTATCCCTAATAAATCCACAGTTACTTCCCACAAAAAATAACAATCTAGTATTTGATGTTTCAGATTCTTCACTTTTTGGATATCAATTTAAAATATTTTATGACAATCATTTTAATAATGAATTTGTTTCTGCAGGATCAACCACAGAATTTTTAGTTAGTGGTGTAGGTATTGTGGGAGTAACATCTACAGCAAGCATAACTTTAAATTACAATTCTGAAATACCAGAAGAATTATTCTATACTCTTGAAAAGGAAGGAACTATACTCAAATCAGATAGTGATGTTCAAAATTATTCTTCTATAAAATATACGAATAGTATTTACAATAATTCTTATAGTATTAGTGGTATTGGTTCAACTACTTTCAAAGTAAATGTAAATAAAAAACCAGAAAAACTTTCTTATATTCCTACCGAATGTGATACATTAGAATATTTTACTTCATCTAGTTCTGCAACAGGTCCAGTTAAAAGTCTGAACATTGTATCTGGTGGATTTGGATATAAAAAACTTCCGATATTAAGTTCAACTTCTTCTGAAAATGGTTTGAATTTATCTGTATCAGTTTCATCCAATTCGATTGGTGATTTAAATCAGATAAGGGTTATAAATGATACCTTTATATATTCCTCCGATAAAACTTTATCTCCACAATCTTCAATATCACCTTCAATAGTTTTAAAAGATGGAAATACAATCAATTCCATCTTAGTTAAATCTGGTGGGGATGGATATACGTCCAATCCAAATTTAGTTATAGTAAATTCAGAAACAAGAGAAATTATAGATAGTGGAATTTATGATGTAGAAATAACAGGAGCCTCTGTATCCTCTGTAAATATAATCTCTCAACCTACAGGACTCCCTGACAATGGTGTGGAATTATTTACTAAGGACAATAGTAATGGAATAAGCATCATAAGTGTTGAATCATCTTCTACTGGTATTTTTACATGTGTAATAACAACACCAACGATTAATGGAATCACATCATTTACAACACAACCATTTAATATCGGAGATGAAGTTTTTATTGA